GAAATTGCTTTCTCCAGTGCTATAAACAATCTTCGAACGTTGATCCTGTCAAATGCAGAAGGTTTGCTAAGTAGAGTTTTATCTCCAAATAACATCATACCTTGTCCTGGGAAAGAAACCAATGGATTTACTCTTCCTTTGTACAATGTATCTCTATCTGCTTTTTTAGGATTGTATGCTAGTTTAGTTACGCCGAATAGCTGACCACGATTCACACCTGCTGGTGAGAACCAAGCATCTGCTACTTGATCTGTATTAGCACATAAACCTGCTACGTGTCCTGCTGCACCAATATATCTATATACATCGTTATATTTGTCGTATACGTATAGAGCTGAGCTATCGCAAGAAGCGTAAGATGAAGAAGTAAGTCCGTTTGCAAAAGCCATTACGTCTGTTGCTGGAGCTGCACTTCCTACTGTGTCCTCTATCGGTGGAGATACAAAAGCCATACAATCTTTTCTTGCTGTTGCAATTGAAATAAGATCTTCTGCTATTGTCTCTGTGCCGTTAGCATCTGGACATGCAAACAATAAGTTAACATCAACTGTTTCTGCGTCTTCGAATAGGTCGTAACCTAATAAGATTTCGCCAGCTGTTGGTGCGTTATCGTCTGATCCACCTGCAAGGGAAGCTTCCATTGCTGATGTGTGTGTTGTAAAACTGTTTCCTGCTACACTTGATATAAGTGAGCCTGCTTCTGCTAAGTTAGTGTTGTGATCTGTCCACCAAATATACTTAGAGTTATTATTAATAACGTCTTTGTAATAGTTAGTAGTTCCATCACTCTTCTTAGCATCCGACCCTTGGGAAACGTATGCGAAAGTTTCTAACACAGTACCTGCGGTACCTGTTAATAAACCATCTTCGTCAATAACTGCTACGTGTAATTCGTCGTTTGCGCCCGATTTACCAATTGAGACTGCATAATCAGAAGTTCCTGGAGCACTGTCAAATGAACCTGAATAGGTCCATCCTGAAAAGCTAGAAATACCTTGCGATATTACTGATACTTTTAGACTGTTTCCGAGAACGCCTGGGTATTTAGCAACCCAATCTCCCTTTGATAGGGATCCGTTAGCGTAGTTATTATCATAATCATCTTTATTCTTAATCAGTTGTCCGGAACCATCACCAGAAGCATTGTCATGCCCCGATAATACTCGAACTACCTTCAGCGCGTTGCCATACTTTAAGAATGCCGCGGCTGTAAGAAAATATTTAGCTGTACTGTCGTCTGGTGTACCGAAATGTTCAGCGAGTTCTGTTTCAGAACCTACTGTTTTAATTTCGCCAACCGGACCCCAGTTAAATGATCCAGCGAATCCACCAATATTGGTAGAAACAGCGGGGATCACGCTAGTTGCGTCGATCTCTTTGACCTCAACGCCTGGTGATACTTGAAATGCCATCGCTTTATCCTCTTTTTGAGTTAGTTAATAAGTTATTCATAATAAGATTATATTCAATACGTTTATTTATACTAATTAAATTTCTAGGGTTAGACATCTGTCCTGTCATTCCTTTCTACCCAATCTGATAATATAAACTTCCTGTTTGGATTAACCGATACCTTAAATATACTCAGTAGTTTCCTATTTACAAGCATCTCTGATGCAGAGTCTCTTGTGGTTAATCCAAAAGGAACTGTGTATTGTTTATTATTGAAGGTTATTGTTAGTTCAACCACAGGTCTTTTATCTGTGGTATTTAAATGTTTTGCTAGTGATATATCTATTATCTCATTTTTAAACTTCTGGCCATTTTTGACCCAGTGTGCTGTGTCACCGTCAATGTCTAGTTTATCTACATGAAGCATCGTAGCATTAGTACCATTACCAGTATCGAACTTAGCTCTTATTGGTGTATCTAATCCATTGATTACTATTCTTTCGACATAGCCTGATTCGGTTCTAAATAAAGGTCTTCTATGAATTTCTGCAGAAAAGTAATCTAATATAATTTCAAATACTTCTTTATCTGATTTTTTACCTATCTTTTTACCATCTGCAGGATCGTATCCCATGAAAGAAGATCGTATGCCAGGTGATCCGTTTATCTCTAATATGTATAGTTTATTACCAACTTTACAATGATCTACACCGCAATACATAGTGCCAGAGCTCCGTGCAGCGCGCCTAATGAGTTCTTTTTCTTCTTCCGATAGATTATATGGTACAGTTTTAGCACCTAAATGTACGTTGTTTCTAAATTCTTTATCGTCTTGTTTAATCCTTTCTGCTGCACCTATAATGTTACCATTCACAACCAATGTTCTAATATCGGATTTAATATCTAAAAATTCTTGGATTAAAAGCTGTGCATCATATTTCCATAAGGATTGTGCTACAGATATAAGTGAAGCCATATCATTTACTTTAGATACTCCAACACCTTGTGTACCTGTAAGTGTTTTTATTATAACTGGAAACTTACCACCTATTTTACTATGTGCGGTTTCTATAGACTTAACAGTATTAATCATTGCCGTTTTAGGCGTACTTATATTATATCTATCTAAGGTAATAGTACTAGATAGTTTATTATCACATAAAACCATTGATTCTAAATCGTTGATTAAAAAGAATCCATATGTTCCTAATGTAGATACTAAGGCTTGTGATACTAATGTTTGTATTGCCCCAGCTCTTACAAAAATAATGGATTTATCTTTTTGTATAGTTAATTTTTTATCTTCACCATCAAAGTTATGGAATGTAACCTCACCAATATCAACATCTGAATCAGCTATATAAGCTTCTTCTACATTAATTAAATTATATTTTAAACCTTTCTTTTTAGCTACATCTTCTATAACTTCTGCAAATGTACCTTCCTCGTCGCCAAGACCAAGCACAACAAGATGTAATCCCTTTACAGGTTTGCTAGCAAAAGTATTTGAGGTATCTGTTGCTTCCACTATTGGTGGATCTATGTAGTCTTTAAATTTCATTTTTACCAGTTATTAAATTTGGTCTCTGTTTCCAACCAAAGGTTTCCTTCTTCGTCTTTACTATATTTATGATCTTCAGAACCTTGGCCTAAAAACCCAACTGGAAGCATATCATCTTGTATTGCTGCCAGCCTTTCCCTATATAACATATCTTTCATGTCAATATCAGTTAATGATCTAAATATATCTGTGGTAGTAAACCAAGCAAACAATACTAAGTTCATCATTAAGTCATCATGGTTAGATGAGCTTGCTTGGAAAGAATTTCCTTTTGAAACGAAAGTACTCATTTCCACAATTGTATTTGAATCTACTATCTCTAATTTCTTTTGTTCTATTAAATCTTTTATGGTAGAACATCCTATTCGTTTTACCCTTCGTGTCATAGTAGCACCAATCGCATTTGCTTTTACCTGTGATTCTACGAATATGTTTTCATACTCTAAATCATAATATAATCCATTGCAAACTACTGCACCTTGGTCATTACTTTCTACAATCACATATGCTTCATTGTAGCTCTTCGCATATTTATACACGATATCCGGTAATAACATTGGTGATATATTGTTATCTCTAAACACTGCGACTTGTTTAAATGGGTTAACTGAGCTATCGATGATAGTAAATGTACTATAATCTTGTCCTCTACCCTTTGCAACATCCACCGTCATTATGTATTCATGGCCTTCAATCGCTTGTTCATATATCCAGGTATTCTCTTTAAATGAAATAGGTTCATGGCTTTTCTGTGCTAACAAATGATTAGCTTCGATTAAAGTATTACCTCTTCCGTGGAATGTATTACCAAACTCTTGTTCAAATTGTAATTCAGATGTATTGGATATAGTTTCTTTCTGCCATTTCTTATTTCGTCCTGGTACATCCCACCAATCTATGCGAAAAGGCTTATATTCGTTTGTCTCTTGTACCGCTCCTTCCCAAAGTTTATGATATACATTACCTATCCCATTTGCTGTAGAACAAATTATAATTTGGGTATCTTTACCTGCTGATACCACCGGATAGGTAGATGTATAAAACCTAGCATCATCATCGATGAAAGCAAACTCATCTAAGAACAATAAGTTAATAGATAAACCCCTTATAGAACTACCAGAGGTTGCTGCTGCTATTATTTTAGAATTGTTACTGAATTCTAATGAACCTTTATTTAATGCCTTAGTTCCTGGCTGTAAAAAGAAAGGTAAGTTCTCGAGCGCGAGGGTGATACGCGCGAGCATCTCACGTGCGACCGCGCCCTTGTTCGCGAGTACCGCGATAGTTTTATCTGGATGAAATACTGCATACCATAAGATATAAACCACACTAGATATGCTTTTACCACTTTGTCTGCATGCTAACACTATACTAAATCTATTCTGATTAAAGTGTTTAAACATCTTTTTTTGATATGGATATAGATCAAATGGTACTAATCCTTCATCCAAAGATATAATCTTTACATACTTCTTAGCAAAATGCACAGGATCTTTCATACACTTTAGGTATTCTTTAATCTCTTCTTTAGTAAATTCGGTTTCGACTCCATCCCGCTTAACGTTAGGATTACCTAGATAACCGAATTCGTTATTTTTAATCCTCTGCATCAATAAAATCTTTTTCTTTGGATTGGTCTAGTATCATTTTTTGTAGATCAGCTGTACTTCCTACGAATAGGTTATTGTTAGTAATTGCTTCTCTCTTTAATTGTTCTTGTTCTTCTTTATTTAAATCTTTCTTACGTTTTTGAAGATCCATTAGCTTTTCGGTAGTATCAGCCACATCTTTTATAGCTCTAGATAATACTTCGAACGCACGTGGGTGCTCGCTCTCGCGGGCGAGCTCGGCGAGTATATCCAAGCTATGCATTCCTGTGGAAATTAAATCTTTGTAGGTTGTTCTAGAGAATTCATAATCGTCCTTTATATCTCTCTTATCCTGAAAGACTTGTACTGATGTTTTCTTTTCAGCTGGTAGATTTTTCTCTAGTGACTTTTGTAGTTTATCTCTTTTATCCATGATATATCCATTACGATGTAAGTACTATTATATCTCCACCCATTTTAATATGGTTTGGACAATAATAATATAAATTTTCAGGTGCATTTTCTGCAACTGCAAAGGTTGTTATATGAGTTGCAATTGTAAGATTAACTCCACTTGCAATTGTTTGTGCACTTGATAGTGTTAAGGATGTTCCACTTATTGCTGACACTGTAACACTTCCAGAAATACCTGTACCTGTGACTGCATCACCAACTTGAATTCCTGCAACTGTTCCAGTTAAAGTTACGCTTGTGCTTGAATTAACCGCTCCGGCTACTGTACCTGTTTTATTGATTGCAGAGGTTACTACTCCTGTTGTATAAGCTACTCCACCAGCAGTATGTGTTCCACCTGACGTTTCAGATATTTTAAATGGATGTGCTGGTGGATGAGTAAAGATATAGGTGTTTCCTCTATACAGAGTTAATCTAGGTTGTCTTTGATCAAACAAGTAATATTTATTAGCAGTAAAGGTTAATGCGACATTATTTCCTATTGTTTGGGATGTATTTAATGTTATGCTCGTAGGAGAATTAATACTAGATATTTGTGGTGAACCACTTATTCCTGTTCCTGTTACAATATGCCCTTTCTGAAGACCCGTAGTATTGATAACCTGAACATCAGCTGAACTATTTGTTGCAGTTGCAGTAGCAACTTGCATACTATATGGAAGAACATAAACTGTATATTGGAACGTTCCTCCCCCAACTACAAATTGATTTTCATCATAAGCTACTGTAACAACCTGGGTTGCTGCTGTGTCTGAAGGTCTAACTGTATAGTTTAGTCCTTCGTAGAACTCACCTGTTGATTTATTTTCAAAGTCAAGATTAACTTCTCTAATTAATGCCTGATCCACAGTTGGACCATAAAACTTCATTTTCATAACAAAGTCTAAAGTATATGTTAATACTCTTCTTTCTTCAAAGCTACCTTCGTATTCATCATTAATAGCTACTGAAGTTAAAACAACCGGAACA